GGAGACGGTTACGTAAGTAGCGAAGAACTAGCAATGTATCTTGAATTTAAACGTAGAGAGCTTGAAGATCAAGATGCTCAACGTGATGCTATGCGTAAGATGACATGGTTCGCTCTATGGGGTATGTTACTCTATCCAGTAACTATCGTTATTGCTTCATGGTTAGATGTAGATGATGCAGCAACTATTATTGGTAATATTGCTCCTACATACTTTGTTGCTATCTCAGCTTTAGTGGCAGCTTTCTTTGGTGCTAATGCATACTCAGCATCTAAAAAGTCAGATGGACAACAAATGCAAATGCCGATGCCTACAAGACCGACACCAGCTGCCCCAACACCTCCAGCGCCTCCAAGCGTAGAGGATTATAGTGAACCAACAGTTGAGTCTGCTCCAGAAAGACCAACGCCAAGAAGGAAGATAATGTAAATGAATCCAGATAATAGCTTGTCTAAGGTGTTCGATGTCGAACCTCTTAAACAAGGTGAGGTTGCTAGTACAGGTACAGAAGTTGTACCTGAAAATAAAAAGATTGAAGAGAATATAGATTATGACTACGATGTAAGTAGATACAATCTACATAAACTATTGAATCAGGGTCAGGATGCTTTATATCATGCTTTGGAAATAGCCAAGCAGTCTGAGCATCCAAGAGCCTTTGAGGTTGTAGGTAATCTCATGAAACAGTTGGCTGATACTAACGAACAGCTACTTAAGTTATCTGAGAAGAAACAAAAGATGGACGCTCCAAAACATGTTGAGCAGAGTCCATCAAAGCAAGTGACGAACAACAACGCTATATTTGTGGGGAGTACAAGCGAGTTGAGTAAGTTAATTAATAATATGAATAAAGGAGAATAGTATGGCATTACCAATGAACAGTACGCCAACGTATACACTTACAGTTCCATCAACTAATGAGTCTGTTAAATATAGACCATTTTTAGTTAAAGAAGAAAAGGCTCTTTTAATAGCAAATCAATCAGAAGATCCAATAACTATGGTTGAAACACTTAAAAATGTAGTTAATGATTGTATCATTGATAAAATAGATATTAATCGTTTAGCGACTTTTGATTTAGAATACATATTTACTCAGATTAGAGCTAAATCTGTAGGCGAAATTGTAGAATTAAATGCAAAATGTGATACATGTACTGATGAAAAAGCAGTTGCAAGTGTTAAAGTTGATTTAACTACTTTACAAGTAGAAAAAAATCCAGAACATAATAGAAAAATAGATCTATTTGGAGATGTTGGTATTGTACTAAATTATCCAAATATAGACTTAATTAAGAGGTTAGATGCTGTAGATGCTAGTGATGTGGATCAAATATTTGATATAGTTACTAATTGTATTGATTATGTTTATACTGCAGAAGAAGTATTTCATGCAAAAGATCAATCTAAGGAAGAACTTACAACATTTCTTAATAATTTGACTAGTGAGCAGTTTATGAAGGTTCAAAACTTCTTTGCTACTATGCCTAGACTTAAGCATGAAATTAAATATGTATGTCCAGTATGTAATAAAGAACATGCTAAAATGTTAGAGGGCCTTCAAAGTTTTTTTTAATTAATCTCTCTCATGATTCACTTATGAATTTTTATAAAGTGAATTTTGCAATGATGCAATATCATGGTTATACATTAGAAGATTTAGAAAATATGATGCCTTTTGAGAGAGAAATTTATGTTGCTATGTTGATTCAATACTTAGAAGAAGAAAAGAAACGAATAGATACTCAGAGGTAATAAATGGCAAATTCACCATTAACAGGCGGGGATATAAAACAAGGTTTAGATAAAGCATTGGCTGCTGGTACTATAACAGGTGCTCAGTATAAAAAGAGTCTTGCCTCCTTACAGGGAGCTGGATATCAGGCTGGAGATCAATCTGAGCAGCTAAAAAAACAAAACAAAACCCTTGAAAAAGGCTTAAATGCAAAAACTGGTGATGGTCTCAATAGTAATGTTATTAAATTATTTAAGGAAGTAAAGAAAAATAATGAATTAACTAAGTCTCAAATGAAGACGATTATTGAGCAAAATAATCAAAAACGTGAATTTAAAACTATGGGTCAGCGAGTTCAAGGTAAGATAGAGAATGTTAAAGACTTTTTTACTCTTAGAGGATTTTTAGATAAAACTGGAATATCAAAACGCGGTTCTGGCGGTATGTTCTCTGAGTATTTAGATGCTAGAGAAGATCGTCAAAAATATGCAAAGGCTAGAGAGGCAGCAGGCGATCCAACATCTAAATTGTATGGAAAATCAGGTGCTAATGCTATATTTCAAAATCAAAGAAAAGAACAACAAGAATTAACAAGACAAGCAAATCAAAATCAACGTAAAATAGATGAATATAAACGATTAGGTATTAGCGATTCTGTTATTGAAAAATCTCCTGAATCTAAAGCATTAGAAGTTATTGCTAAAAAATTAGCAAAAGTTGATCCTGCATTAAGACCTCCTGGCTATAACCCATCTACAAGCAAAGTATCTGACACAATACAAGATAGATTATTATCTCCAAAAGAAAAATCAGGATCTAAAAAGAATCAAGATGATAATAGATTTTTAGAAAAAGATCTAGAGCAAGATAATTATCAAGATCAACAATTATCCACATTAAAAGATATTGAAGAAAATACACGACCAGATACAAAATATAGTAAAAAGGGTGGAGGAGATGGTAAAGGTATTTTTAGTGGATTGATGGGTGGATTAGGAAATGCTGGAGATAGTCTTAAAAAATTAGGCATTGGTATGATAGCTATGGCTGGTGCTTTATGGATTGCTAGTAAATCATTTAAAGCATTTGGTGATTTAGATTGGGGATCTATAGGTAAAGGCTTAGTAGTTTTAGGAGGAATGGTAGCTTCTGCATTATTACTAGACAAAGCAAAAGGGAAGATTCTTGGTGGTGCATTAGCTATAGGAGCTTTAGGTTTAGTTCTTTGGGGAATATCTGCGGCATTTAAAGAATTCTCATCACTTGATTGGGAAACTATTGGCAAAGGCTTTGCCGCAATTGCAGGTTTAGGGACTATTGCAGCAATTGCAGGTTCAGCAGCCCCATTATTACTAGTTGGTGCAGTTGCTCTTGGTGCAGTTGGATTAGCACTACTTCCATTTGCTAAGGCTATGCAGATGGCTGGACCAGCAATGATAGATTTTGCTGCAGGTTTAGAACGATTGCAAAATTTAGATGAAAACAAATTATCTAAGATAGGAACTGCACTTAAAACATTTAATGAATTCCCATGGTTAAGAGCTACAGCATTTGTTGCTGCAGGTGGTTCTATGAGAATGATAGATGGAAGTACAGTTTATAATGCTTCTAAAACAAATGCTGATCAAAAAGCAGCTAATGATGCAAGTAAATCAACAGGAAATAATAATAACATAGTGAATGCTCCAACTACTATTAGTAAACAGTCAACTAATAATCTACTTAAAACTAATATAAGAGATGAAGACGTTTCTCTTAAATCGTTTTATAGATCCAGATACTCCACATAAAAAAGGGAGCCGAAGCTCCCTTTCTTTTTAACATCAATTAAGCCTCATCAGCGATCTTTTGAAAGAAAGACATATCAAACTCTGAGTCATCATTAATCTCAGGAGCTTTTGCTACTGGAGCTGGAGCTGACTGATATGATGGAGCTGGAGCCGCAGTAAATGTCTTAGGTTCTACTATAGGCAATGGATCATTCATCATAGATTCTGCAGTTTGAGTTGCAGGAGCTCCAGAAAGAACTGAATCCAATTTAGTTTTTAACTCATCATAAGTCTTAAAGTACTTAGAGCGATCTAAGAACTCAGATAACTTATGTTGTTTGTTAACAACTTCTAAGATTGCCTCATCGCTTGAAGCGACTGGAAGAGGTTCAGTAAATGTTGATTCATCATAGTTAGGATAACCTTCAACCGTACGCATACGAAGTTTAAAGTTAGCACCTTCCCATAAGTCAAATACATTAACTGGTTTTTCATCTTCAAATGTAGGTTTTGCTTTATTCATGATCTTATCAAAGATCTTTTTACCAAACTTGAACAGTTTAACTTGACCTTCATTTTCTGGATGTTTAGGATCTGAAACAACGAGTACGTTTGCAATAAAATGTAAACGACGTTTTTGTTTACGAGCGATCTCTTTGTTAGCTTCTGAACCTGAATTCCATAATTGGCTATTAAGTTGGCCAACTGGATCATCTTCACTAAATGTTGATAATGAATTCTCGATGTACCAACGACCTGTAGGACCTTGGAATCCATGTGAGAAGATTTTTACCCATGGTAGTTCATCACCTTCTACTCTTGGTAGAAAACGAATAACTGCAGAGCCATTGCCTGCTTTATCTTTTTCTAGTTTCCAAAAGCGATCGTCTTCGAATGATTTTGAATCAGAACCGGGATTTGAGATCTTGTCGAATGCTGAAGCAATTTTGCCAAAATCTTGATTGCGCTGAGCGCGGAGTGTATTTAAGTCCATCGTATTTTCCTCGTATTAAAAGTATATTAGTATTAAATGTGTATAGAGTAAAACTTCTACTCATTTTATTTATACATCCCACATTAAAGAATGTTTAAATTCTAAAAATATTTTTTGAATCTTTTCATGATCATACTTGACGAAACCTCTTAACTTTTCTATTCGTCTAAGCTCGTCTTCTAACATAACCGATCTAGAATCCATCTTCCAGTTGGCTATAATATCCTGTTCTAAGTTAATAATATGTAGTGTCTCAATAGAAACCTGTTTGCCCAGATACATCTTTAATAGATATGGATAGTTATTATCAAGGAAGTAAAACATTCCCGCCATATCTAACTTATTCTTTTCAGCTTCTAATTGAACTGAATCTAGATCAGATTTAAACAGATGCGTAATAGATTCTTTACGCCTCTTCCATACGATATAATTTTCTTCACTTTGTTCCATGCCGTATACCATATCAGTATTACCATAGGCAAAGTTAGAAACAAAGAACTGAATTAATTCTTGATCTGTATCATACTTTCTTGCAAGCTTTTCAAACATGTACCTATCATTGCGGGCATTAAATGCTTCAAAAGATCCTTTGATGTTACCTCTATTCTGAAATACATCAAACTTATCTTTACTAAAATGTAGTTTCAAGGCAACATAGTACCTGAATGCCTTGTACCCTGTCATATATCAAGCGTGCCCTTCTTAGGAAGCAGATTCATCTCAATCATATTAAGTTCGATCTTCTGTTTAAGATTCTTATTAATCATAGAACTGATATCTTCTGGATCAATAAAGTTCTGTTCACAATAAAGTAATACTGCATCCATATGACTAATATTTTTCTCTGCTACAATACTTTCTATATACAGAGCAAACTCATTAGTTGTCTTAAATATTTTGCCTTCCATTAAATAATTCCTAAATAATAGTTGGCAAGCTTAAGATCTTTTTTAAGATCAGTATACTCAGCGTATTTGTCGTTATAAGCCTTCCATTCAGGTGTAGACTGATCGTCAATAGATGCATTAAGTTTATCATCAAACACTTCTAAATATTCCTCAAAGAACTGATCTAGTTCCTTTTGTTTATTTAAAAGGTCAGACTGAACTTGTTTAAGTTTTTCTACGTCTCTACGGACATAGAGACTTGACAGTACATGATTTAAAGCCATAATATAATCCTCGCAGTTGTTATTAGTAATACTATTATATCACTTATCTGAATTAATGTAAACAACTTTATTCAATTGCCGAGTCTTCGATCTTGAGCTTGGTCTTCACTTTAGGGGCTTTGGGCTTGTCCACTATCTCGTTAGCCTTTTCAGCTTCTTTCTTATCTTGGAGTTCAATCGCCTCAAATCGTTTCTTAAGTCTAGGTTTGATCTGTTCGGAATTGAACCAAAGTTCTACACCATTAAGAACTTTATCAAGTTCATCTTGATTTAAGAAACCTTCGTACGCATCCCTCATGAGCTTCTCACACTGTTTAACTGTAAAGTCTGTATGAGCCTTGACTGTTGGAGTATTGCCTGAAGAACCAAATGAAGCTGTATGGATCATCATATAACCTGTATCGTATACATGAACTGCATGACAGTACATGGCGATAAGAGATGCTGCAGAATGACATGCTCCCATAAGGAATGCTGTCACTTCAGCCTGAGATGATAAGATACCTGATATAATAGCACCAGCAGAATCTAGGTTACCTCCATTACAGTTAATAAAGAGATGAATCTTGTCGCTCTCTGCAGCATTAACTAAAATAGAGATAAGTTCTCTATATCTGCCTGGTTCTTCAATATCGCTATCTAGAAAGACTTCATGAATCCTTGTTGTAGATTCAATTGTGTTGATATGGACATTATTTAATAGTCCACTAAAAATATTAGGGACGTTTTCACTTGCACTTGTTGTCATTATTAAGCCTTTCGTTTATAGAATATATGATTCCCAATTGTTGTTGTTACTTTTACGTTCTGCCATCCGGGAGTTACTTGTTTTGTATGAAAGAATAAAGCTCCCTTTGTAACGTCCTGCATGTTCTTATAGTTTAAATATGTATATAAAGCTACTGATCTGGCATTTTCAAATACTTCTTTTTCATGCCTTGTATATCTATAAGACTCAGCTTTAATTCTCTTATAGTCATCACAGTACCAAGAGAATTGACATACTTCCTCAAACTTTTGGGTCATAGTTGCACATATCGATCTTGGATATAATCCAGAATAAACTCGATTAAGTGTAACTAATGCGACAGCTATCTGTCCTTTAGTAGATTCGTATCCAGCTTCGTAATATATATTTTGAGCTAGACATTCTACCTGTCTCTTTTCCACCTTAGTTAGTTTCTTTGGTGGTTTTATTTCTTCGTGTATTATTTCAGTATGTGCAATGTTGAAACTGCACAGGTAACATAGCGCTAAAATAGCGGCGAAAGTTTTTCTCATGGGGATATTCTCCTTGCGATTAGTACTTACTTAGTATTATTATAACTTAGTTACTAATTAAAGTAAATAAATTTTTTTGAATGATTGACGTAGGTCAACTAATTGATGAATGAAGCCTTTACGCTTCTTATGGAAAACTTGAGGTTTGTCATGGTCTACTCCTATTATTATAGTTATATCAGGAATTGCTATATCGTATAACTCCTGAAACATAACCGAATATGCGGTCGCCTGAATAAAATAATGTTCTATATTATTTATATCTTTCGGATTTTTAGATGTTTTGAAATCGATGACTGATAATGTTCCATCAAATTCAGCGATACAATCCACTGTTCCCGCAACTTCTAGTTTATCGGAATATAACTTGCTCTCTAAAGCATGTATATTGTCTATCTTATTAATAACTGGTTTAAGGTCATTCCACATATCCATATCGATAAGTTCTGCTTGAGGATTATTTCCCTTAAGAAAATCTTCACATAATGAATGGATACGAGTACCTCTATCAGTAGCACGCTTAGATATTCTAGCGGCTTCTTCTTCACCAACTCTCTTTTTCCATGCATCTAATGAAGCATTAGAGAGATGACCAGTTACTGTTGTTACCGATGGATATAACTTACCAGATGGAACTTTATATCTTCTTCCTTCTGGTAAATCTAAACGCTCAACCACCGGAAAATCATGATGAATAAAGTTCTTCAATTATTTTTTATCTGCATACTTTTTCTTTAAAGTAGGTTTCTTACGATTTGGATCTTTTTTAGGTTCTTCTGCTTTCTTTGCAGGTTTTGCTGCTTCTTTTTTAGCTGGTTCAGCTTTCTTTGCTGTAACTACAACTTCTTTAGTAGTTACTTTTTCTCCAGCTAATGATACATTAATACCAAAAGCAATTAAACCAAAAACAACACCAATAATAATTAAATCGTTTTTATAATTGTTTAACATATTATCCCTTTATAAAATTAAACTTAACTTCTGGATGTTTCTTAATGAATGCATCCCAAAGTAATTTCCATTTATAAGAATTGTTTATCATATCAGTACCAGATATAAATTCTCTAGTATAACTTTGTGTATTATGACCATGTGCTTGTGTCCAATACGCGTCACATCCATAGATGTCTATCTCTGTATAACCATCTTGTACTAGTTGCTTTGCAGCAACATTGCCACTAGATTCATTATGTTCTTTACTAACAAGTCCTAAGAACAAATCATTTGAATATACATGAGCTCTTAATCTCCATTCATCTGCTGCCATCCAGGCATGCACACTAAAATAAGCAGGAACTTTGATTAATGTTTTATCCTTTGCCCATAACTTAATGATATTCTCATCTAAGATTATGGTAGCATCTACGTCGGCCCAAGGAATATTACACCCCATACGGAAGTTGTACTCCTTGGACGGATCATAGAATTTTCTGCTAGGACCATTGCCAAGTATAGCAGCTATTTTACTATTATAACTCAATGTTGAATTAAAGTAAAATTATTATGCTGTTAAAACTTCAATAGCATGGTTATAATGTTTGATTCGGTCTTCTAAACCGATATAACCTCCATTGATCTTCTTGGTCATGGTTTTGATGTCGCTTGCGTCAGCTTCTTTGTTAAGGTTATTTTTATTCCAAAACCAGATTGCTGAATAAAGCGCAGTGGGAATATCATCTGTAACAAGATCAGGATCATTCATGACTGTTTCTGGATCTTCAAAGAAGTCAGAAGCGAATGCCCAATAGTTAGATTTTCCTGTTAATTGGATCGGACCTCTTCCCCTAAATTTCCAACCTTCACCGCTAGCAGTATCACCATTACCCATACGATTTGCATATATTACATTAGCAATCATTTCTGGTTTACGATGATATGGAGCAGCGTCTCTACCAGCTGAAGCAAAGTACTTACCAAAAAGTTTGTTCAATGCATCAGCAGAGTAATTTAAATTTTCAGTCAGAACAGTAAAGTCAGCGGACTCATGGGCACATTGAGCTACAAAAGCAGCAACTCTTTTAGGAGTTGTGATATTAAACTGTGGTAATTGTTCTACCATAGCTTCATACCATTCATGTACCTTTTTATTACGTGTAAGTATGTGTGCTAACTTTTCTTCTGTGAAATCAAATTCGAAAGCCATTATTTTTTAGCTACCAATCCTGCAACTTTAGCCCATACTGCCTTAACGAAAGCTACAGCTGTATCGACGATCAATGTTGCTTTTTGTGGATATTTAGCACCTAAATGAGCGCCTACTAAAAATACAATAACATTTGTTAACATGTGTTTCTCCTTTGTTTTATTTTTCTATATGATCTTCGTATCTTAACTTGGCAAGAATATAATCCTTAACCAAAGATGACCGAACTATGTCATCAACGGTAAATTCAATTCTTGTAAAACTGCTCATATGTTGAGCAATATCAAAGAACTTTAATATACCACTAACGTCATTTTTCTTTTTATTCAAGTCGGTTTGGCGATAATCTCCGCACCAAATGATCTTTGAACGATAACCAACACGAGTCATAACTGTGTCGATCTCCTCATAGGTCATGTTCTGCATTTCGTCAACGATAATAATAGCGTCATCGAAAGACATACCTCGAATAAACGAAGTCGATATAAACTTAACGTATCCTTGTTCCTCAAGCCGGTCCCACGCATCTTTGCGACCGAATAAAGTCTCGCATATTTGGCGGTATGGCTGTTCATATATCTCCATCTTCTCTGATACGTCACCAGGAAGATGGCCCATGTCGCGAGATTGTACTGCTGATCTGACGACAATGATCTTATTGAATGGATTAGATTTATCTAGTACTTCTTCTATTGCTTTATATAAAGCACAAAAGGTTTTACCAGTTCCTGCTACTCCATGCAAAGCTATAAAATAGTCTCCTATCTTATAAGCATCAAAGAACTTCTTTTGATTATCAGTTAATGGATCAAATCTTTTCAGTTGATCCTGTTTAATTCTTAATCCATTACTTATGTGTTGTGGTTGTTCAACTTGCCCGGCCTCCACGTTGCCGTTATCCCGTTTGTTTCGGGCCATAAAAATCCTATCTTACTTTAGTTTTCTTTTATATACACGCACTTTATTTGTTTTTAAGTTTCTAACAAATAACTTTCCGTTTGATTCTGTACGAGATACTTTTTTAGGTTTTTTAAATTTAGTTACCATTACAGTTGACTTGTTGTTTTATTTAGTTGACTGCCTGGGGTTTTTTCATGGATTCGTTGTAAAACTTCTTTGAATCCAGCGTCTGTCTTTCGTACACCTAGTCTGACTGGATCGATTAATGGCGGCATACCTAGTACAGTTTCGATATGTGGGTTATCTTTAAGATACTCCTCTTTAGAAGATATACTCATAAACTTCTCAAAGACCTCTCCGGTCTCTTTATTTCGAAAATCATATAATGGCATAATTATCCTTAATATTTTTATTTATAAAGCTTGGAACGTCTCGTTTCTTCCATGAGAACATTCTTTGCTTTTCTCCATTATAGTAGTTATGATATGACTGAATAGAATTGCCAGGAACTTTGTACTGGTCAGGCATGGCTGGTGTCGGTTCAGTAAAATGATCTCTAGGTATATTGTTAGGTTTTTGTTTTAATACTTCCACAAGGCCTGTTGATTCACATTTATGAACCTTTCCATAGCGATGTGTGTATTCCTTACATAGTTCATCTAGTAATACCCATAACCACATGTAATTTTCAGATGCTTTTCTACACCACACTGCTGATGGATGGTTGATATGTGTTGCTGTATATATTACATTATCACGTTCGTCAGGTAATTTCCATCTTCTAATATTTCTACCAGTCTTTGTTTTACCTGGCACTTCAACACCATCTAACATCCTATGAGCAGTGGATAACAATTGACAAGTCTCGAGAATCATCTTGACACAGTGCTTATCGACATGCATCTGTGCACAGATTTTTGGATCTGAATGTAAATAAAATATATTCATAAGACTATTATATTATATAGTGTATTTTTAGTACAATTATTTTTTATAATTTTCTATTTCCAGAATATTTTTTCTGTTTTTATATTCCATATAGACCATAAGGGAAAATATTCCAACAATCACCAATGGAATAGTCACGTAAGGAATATATGTCATGCCTGCGACAAATATAGATAAAGCTATAAACAGAATTGCTAGAAAGCCAGATACTGATTTAATTGATTGTAATAAGATTGATTTATTCATAATGATTCCTTTTCTTCAAGTTCAAGTTTAGTTGATTCGACTACTTCAGTACAAAGAAAACCTTGATCGTCGTAATATTTGACTGCAAATTTCCAGTCTTGTAATGGTTGAAAATCTATAACTTTTGCTTTATACTTCTGTAAGTGTGAGTTTTGGGTTATAATGTACATGATCTAATAGCCACCTTTTAATTTTCAATGCGTGTTTGTCTTCAAGCTTATAGGCTTCTAACTCCCACGGTTGTTTGCGATAGATGTATCGATGTTTTTCACCTTCATATGTGTAGTATTTTATCTTATTATTATATTCAAGTTGCCCTGATATAAATTGCCTTGCATGCACCAATTCATGGGCAATAGTTCTACACAAATTTGAACCCATATTCTTGGCGTTTAATTCAATCATAATATCACCGTCAAATTCTATGTCGCATTGGCCTAGCATAGAATCATTCTTATAGTTTTTAAATAAGAATTTGAAGTGAGTATTTTTAGCTTGTTTAGGATATCTTTTACCTATGTCTTTGATCAGCGTTTTCTCTGCTGCAATGATAGCCTTAACGAAAGTCCTAAGCTTACGTTTGCTGGAGGTTTCTAGAGCTGGAGTGCAGTACACAGATACGCGATCAGACTTGTGAAGTAGAATATGCCTAATCATAATAGTATTATATCATAACTCCCATTTATTGTAAACGATTTAAGTTATTGATTACTATAACGAATTTACTTTGAATCCTGTGCACCAGGAATCACACCAACAGGAACCTATAGTTCCTTATATATTTATAGAAAACTAGCTATTGGGTGCTAGCGGTGGCACGATCCCGGCTTGCTCTACTACCTTACGAGTTATCTTCTTGTACAACTTATCTAGCTTCTGATCCTTAACCGCAATCATAACCTTAGCCTCATCCGGATGAATAGATTCTAACAGTGAAATGAATAACTGTTCTCTCTTGATGGGTGTTAGATCCTTACGGCAGAAAATGTACAATCTTTGTAGTTCCTGCCTAAACACCGCCGGACTCATGCCCATAGGCGCAGCGTCAGGTTTATACGGAGGCTCTCCTTCGGGTAGGATCATCTTACCGTTAGGATGGAATGCGTACTTAAAAAGTAGATCGATATCTGGATCGGTCTTGTACTCTTCAAGTTTCTTTGGATTCTTGTTGATTTCGTCAAGAATCTCAGTTAGATATTTTTTTAAAGCCATATTAAAACTCCTCTAGTTC